ACGCAGCCCAGCCGCCGGTCGCTACCGCAGCACCAGCTCCTATTGCTATCAAGAACGCACCACCGGCAGCACCAAGACCGCCGAGAGCCGCACCCAAGATGTTAGACCAGCTCTCGCCCTCTTTGAACATATCAACCAGATTGGCGACATATCCGATTAGACCGGCAATAGCAAGGGCAACACCGCCGAGAATACCTGTACTACCGGCAAATGCCGTTTTTATCGCCGCACCTAAACTCATAGTACCGCTCGCAACATTGGTAAATACCGAGCCTAATGCCTTGAAGAATGTACCAATGCCTTTGAATACACCCAGATTGGACAGAGCCTTACATAATGCAGTAATCGGCGATAATAGCGTTGTTAGAATACCACCCACTCCTTTAAGGGCGGCAATACCTGTAAGACCGACCACTATATAACCAAGACCCTTACCGATTGTTTCCAGACTGTCTGGGTTTTCTTTGCACCAATTACCGAGGTTGACGAGCCAGGGGTACAGGTAGTCATTCGCAAGACCTTTGATTGTTTCAAAGCAAGACGAAAGAACAGTACCCAAGCCTTGAAAGAACGGTAACAATGCTTGAAGTTTCGGGTTGTCAATAGGCACTTCCTCGAACATCGAGCCGTAGTCTTCGCCACCGCCTCCAGACGATCCGCTATCCTTTTGACCGATAACGGTAATCTCGTCCATTCCAGCAAAAGACTTCTTGATTTGATTTGCCGCACCTTTCGCAGTATCGACATAACTTTTCAAATACTCTTTCGCTTTAAGGTATGTAGTTTTACCAGACAGTAACGATACGAGCTGACCCATTGCTTCAAACGCTCGGACGATTGCGTTCGTCATAGCCTGTAAAGCCGGTGTCAATGCCACAATAACAGGGTACAATGCTGCACCTATCGAATTTTTGAGGTAGAGGGACATTGTGGACAAACGATTCATAGCCGCAGCCGTTTCCTCGTTGTACTGTGCCACATTTTGCAGACCCTCTGACACTCCTTGGGTAAGCAACATAAACGCTCGGAACGCTCCACCATATACCACTACGATCTTCAAGATCTGGGACAATTCACTTGCCTTTTTAGCGGTCTTGGCGAAAGCGGAAGATGCGTTATGCAATCGTGCCGATACCGATTTAAGACCGGCAGACACTTTGCCTGTTGCCGTATGGATTCGATCCATAACTCTACGGAAATTCGATGCTTTCTTCTGGGCAGTATCCATACCCGGAGTATCGACATTGACCGTAGTGTTATTAGGAATTTCTGCTACCGCATCGGCGACTTGCTCAACCTCGGGAATGGCATCTGCCACACCTCCAGTATCAGCGGTAACATCTATTGTGTCGGGAACTTTTGAGATAGACGATGTTAGGGCATCAACCTTATTGGACAGTTTTTCGACCTGTTGCAAGGTGTTACCCAGAGCGTTAAGTTGGTTAAGGTTGCTGAAATTGATAGTCGAGATCTTTTCCAACTTCTCGCAAACGGTATCAAGACCAGACGATTTACTGATCTTATCCAAAGTTTTGAGTACGGACTTGACCTTATTAAGCCCTCGTATCGCACCCTCCGATTTGGTTTCGACCTCAATCTGTAATTGGTCTATATTCGTTGGCATCGTTGTCCACCTCCTTTGAGCGTAATTGTGCGTTTTTCGCCTCAACAAACGCTCGGAAGCCCTCCGCAGCCTCTTTCAGTTTCTCGATTTCACGCTCTCGTGCTTCCTCCATAGAGGACGGATAGGGTTTTTCGAGATAGGGGTGAGCCTCTGTACCTTTCTTCGCCAATGCGTGAAGTAAGGGCGATGCAGCACATACGGCATCATAGACATAGCGACCGATTAACCACGCTTGCTCATTATCACGCTTGATACGCAATTTATGGGCTTCACGATAGTATTTCGGCAGCCAGCAATCACCCTCCCAGAATTGCTCGTAAGACATTCCGATAGAAAGATAGTACGGAAACTGCTCCTCAAACTGTTCTGTATAAGACAAATGGGAAGCTGGGCTTACCAGCTCGCTTCCCAAGTTGCGTTTCCCTCGTCTTCTTCCGGCTCGCTCACGAGTGCCAGCATAGGATCGCTATACATTTCCGAAAGTTTTTCGAGGAACTCTTCCTTTTTAGGAATGGAATCGTAGATCGCATCAAGCGTTCTGGGTTCGACATTGCGGTGGTGCATAATGAAAGCACCGGCGAACAAGGAGGTAACGGTACTCATAGGCATACCGTCAGACTCGTTGATCTTGAAGCCCTGTCGCTCCATTTGTCTGATACTGTTACGATTGTATTCGAGGGTGTAACGCTTGCCCTCGTGGTTAAGGAAAATCTGTTTTGCAGCCATAATAGATTACCTCCGATTAGTTACCGGCAGCGGCAACGGTTACAGCTGTAACTTCGCCAGCCGGGTAACAAATGATTTTCGCCTCACGAGCAGCACCCACGCTGCCGCCGGTAGGAGTAGCGAAGATGTCGCCAGTCCAAGCCCACGCACCGTATTCGCCGTTCGCACCGAAGCGAAGCTGATAAAAGCCCTCTTTGCCCTCCAACGCTTTGACCGCATCATAGGCAGCCTTGTTGTAGATAAAGCCGAACTCATAGTCGGGAAGATCGACCATACCGGGAGTGTACTTCTTCTGCTTGCTGGACATATTGGAAATGTCGAGCTTTTCGGGAGCGGAGAACAGTTCGGGATAGCTCGTAATGTCCACGAGCTTTTTGAACTCGCCGTCCTTGGTTTCAGAGTGCATCAAAAAAGTATTGATAGTAGTCTTTTCCATAAGACCTTACCTCCTGTAAATCATCAGATTCTTGTCAACGATTGCTCTGTACCGAGCGGTCATACGATATACTGTCGCATCTTCCAAATTCGGTGTCGGCTGACAGAAAGTACGGACTAAATTCAGCCCGGACAGAGTGTTGTCAATGGTTTTCATCAACTGTTTACATTCCTCTTTCTTACCAGAGGTTTTGTTTGAATACACATTGACCTCGACCATAATGTCAGCAGCGTTCTCAATCCTTGCGGAGTCGATGAACGGCTCGTACACCGTATTGTCCACTACGACCAAAGTTACATAGGGAAATTCACTCTGCGACTTTGCGTACATCGCACCTGTCTTGACCGTCTTGGGTAGGTCATTCTTCACTTTGGTAAAAAGCATATTTTCAATGTCAATCATCGTGAAAATACCTCCCTTGCGATCTCGACTGCTTTCCGCTCCAGCTCTTTCGCAGTTTCATACATAAACGGTCGTGAGGGCATACCCTTGGTAAACCGAACTCGACCTTGTTCGGTATCGTAGTAATACCAGCCGTCTTCACCGTGTCCGTTGACATCGTACTCCCAGGGGAGCGTGGGGTGAGGACTTGCCGATCCTTTGATACCTGTACCAAACTCGACATAGCAAGCGTGTAGGCAGTCGGTGAATAAAATGCCTTTGTTGCCCTCTTTGTAGAGGGTAAAGGCTAAACTGTTTTGGAGTTCTCCACTATCAATCGCACCGAGTTCCATAATCTTGGCTCGGGCAATATTAACACCAGCCTCCAACAGTTTGGAAAGAAAATCCTTGATGTTCTGTTGTACCTTTTTCTCGTATTCCTCGATCTGACGAATAGCATCGTCTATATTTCCGAGCGAAACTGTGATCTTATGCACCGACTGTTACCTCCACTTTCTTAACCGCTATGAGAAGCGAGTTAAGACTTGCCGCAACCTTTTTGACCGTGTAGTCAAAGGCTTTGGTAGTGTCAGTTTCGTCAATCCAAAATACAGTCTGCTCGTTGATAGGCAATGTCGTATCGCAAATCACGAGGGTACGATCATAGTCCACAACATCACCGAACTGACGAGTCGCACTCTCGCCAAGAGCCGGTGAAACATTGATACGGAGTTCGACAGGGGCGAAGTAAGTAGGTTTTTCTTCGCCTGTGTCATTACCGTCTTCATCAAGGATAGGCTCGTTCTTATTGAACAGAGCGTAATAAACGGTACGCTTATTGCGTTCCAGCTCTTTCACGAAATCACGCTCCCATAAGGAATGATGTCGGAGAGCATCGAGTCGGGTATCGAGCCGTTCTCATAGGAGCGGCTGATACCGTTCTCGTTGTGCGATGTTTCGCCCTCTGCACCTCTCTTGTTATAGAGATAGGCAGCGATCTCAACCTGTCGGGACTCATATCTGGTAGGGAGAGTATGAGCGACATCTTCGTCCATAGGATAAAGGTGGTTGAGGATCGCTCTTTCGGCATCGGTAAGGTACATAAGTAGCAAGTCGTCCTCGCTTGCGTTCGCCCCGACCATTAGCCGTAGTTTAGTAAGTTTGTAACTGTCTGCCACTTATGCCACCTCCAATCTTACGCTCCGATCTTGAGTCGGATAGCCTTGCTCTCGTTGGTGAGTGCCACGATGTAGTACTTACGAGAGAAGACATTGTTCTCACGAACATTGGCAGCGGTTTCAGAACGCTGATTCTTGGTGATCTGCTCGACCTCGACACCCTTTTTGGTGAAGATAGTAACCGCTTCCTTGGTAGCTACGATGATAGTACCCTCGGTAGCGTTCTTCTTGGTGTAGAGGTTGACACCGGCAACAGTACCGATATAGCCGGTCTTGGCATAAGCCTCGATGTACTTGAGGTCGTCTTTCAGAGCCTTGCGGATCTTCGCCTTGTCCTTGGGGCAGACAAAAGCGAAAATGGTAACTTCCTCGTCATTTTCGAGGTCGAGAGCGGCAACCGCATCTACGAACGCATCGAAATCGAACGCAGTACAGGGTACTTCGATACCGGTCTTGTTGAACTCACCGTAGATGTCGCCCTGTACGGTGTTGAACATATCAGTACCA